CTCAACGGTCGCAATAACGGAATGGGCAACTACACGATCAACATCAACGGCGGTCTCGGCTCAAGCGCAGAGATCGGCACAGCTGTCGTGAACGCGATCAGAGCATTTAACAGGCAGAACGGCCCAGCGAACATAGCGGTCGCGTAATGGCAGGCGTAGCAGTAGTCGGATCAGGTAACTACGACCTCGAGATAGATACTGGGTACAACTGGAACGCCTTTACATTGGACGACGATCCTAAAGGCACACTTGACTCCACCGATTATGTCTTAGACGGAACCGATCAGTACGCCTCGGTCATGGACGGCACGATCGGTCTTACAGCAAAACGCGGACGCGCGAACACTGGCGACCAATTCCCCTATGGCACGATGAACTTCACCTTAAACGACACTTACGCCGACGGAGTGTTCAACCCTTTCGACACAAGCAGTCCCTACTACGATCCGAACGACTCTCTACCCGGGCTTGCACCGCTTCGCAAAGTCCGCTTCTCTCGATACGACTCGCTCGGCGTTAAAGAGTATTTATGGGTCGGCTACATCGTGAACTTTGATTACACCTTTACTCTTGGCGGTCTAGACACCGTGAGCGTCAGTTGTGCAGACTTCTCCTATCAACTAGGTCAGACTTTCTTGGCTGAATGGAATGTCACAGAGCAGCTCTCAAGCGATCGTTTTGATGACCTGCTAGATCTGCCAGAAGTTGATTATCAGGGCACACGGAGCATTGAGACAGGCGTAGCGACCCTTGGCGGGACATCTTCTTACACGGTCGCTAACGGCACCTCGGTCGCAGGGTATGCCAACAAGATTATGGACGCCGAGCAGGGCAGAATCTTTGTGGATCGAGAAGGCACTATCACCTTCCAGAAGCGCATCGGGCAAGTCCTCGGCGTACCTATCGCAGAGTTTCACGACACCAACCCACCAACCAAGATCAGCTACAGCGCAATTGATATAGCCTTCCAAGCGGACACGGTAGTCAATCGTGCATCCGTAACTCGTCCAGACGGATCAGGGCCAGGGCCAGGGGGCGCTCCGACACCACAAGTCGCCGAAGATCTTGCTTCTCAAGCCGCCTATCTTGTGCAGACAAAATCAATTACGGAGTCGCTTGTTTACAACGACGCGTCAGCTCTTACGCTTGCCGAGTACCTTCTCAACGCGAACCCCGAAGCACGCTTTAACTCGCTTGGCACCGAGTTCCCCGGCACACCTGCCCTCGATCAAGACCTGCTCGCCCTACTGGACATCGGCGATGTGATCAACATTGAGAAGTCAATTACTACTTCGGAAGGCCCAACCCAGTTTGCCCAAAATCTTACGATTGAAGGTCTTGAGCATCGGCTTACTTTGTCGGCTGGTCACGCTGTTACTTATTTTACGGCACCAACCACAATCGTCTATGAATTGGTGCTTGACGACATTGTGTATGGTCGCATCAACGAAGACAATGTCCTAGGATAGAACTATGGCAACTTTCGGAACATTCGTCGCAGGTCAAGTATTGACAGCGGCTGAACTTAATGCACTAGGAGCATGGACATCCTTTACGCCTGCTTACAACCAATTAACGGTGGGCAACGGAACAAACAGCGGCTTTTACACCGTCATAAATAAAATGTTATTTGTGCAAACATCTTTCACATTAGGTTCAACAAGTTCTGTCGGAGGTGGCCCAGTCACATTGACTTTGCCTGCATCACTTGTCCAAGCGTCTGTTACCGATTCAATTATTGGACAAGCATATTTTGTTGATGCAGGAACTGCTTCTTACATTGGTGTTTGTGGAGTATCAAGCACTACAGCGGTTATTCCGTATGTGGATTCTGTAGGCGGTACTTACGGCACTTTGAGTTCAATAACTAATACAAGACCGTTTACTTTTGGTACAGGCGATTCAATTCTTTTGAACTTTATGACGCGCTTGGCCTAAAAATACAGCATGAAGCCGCGCTACATCGTTACTAGCGTCATCTTGGCACTTGTGCTGACCGCTTGTGCTGATCGCAACCGCGAAAACTGCAACACCACCAAAGCCAACGGACTACTAGAAAGGCGCTGCCCGTGAACCCAGACAAACGCTTATCCAACGAACAAATCAAAGCTCGACTCATCCTGATCGTAGGAATAGGACTTACAGCATCTTTCGTTATGGCAATCGCATCACTGATCTTCGGACTGCTCTTCGTCGTGCAACCGACGGAGCAAAGCCCTAACGACGCAGAAGCATGGGGCGTCTTGTCGCCGATGCTAATGACCCTCGCAGGCGGTCTAATAGGTCTACTTGCAGGCAACGGACTTAAAGACCGACCTAAAGACCCGCCAACATTATGAGCGTTATCCCAGCAAACCCGAAGATCGCAAACAGCAAGCCCTACACAGGGAACTCCGACGGTGCCGCAGCTGGCCCACGCGCTGGCATGGACGAATGGATCAGGCAAGCGATTAAGTACGGTGCAGGAGCCTTCTGGAATAACGGCTCTTGGGGCGTCCGCGACATGCGCGGATCCGAGAATCTTTCAGTGCATGCCACAGGGCGCGCAGTAGATCTTTCATATCGCAAGTCAGACAAGCAACCTAAAGCGAACCGCAAAGGCACAATCGCGTTCATTGATATCGTCACTGCTAACGCGAACGCGCTTGGTCTTGAGTGCGTGCTTGATTACTTTCCACAAAGTTTCGGACGCGGCTGGCAGTGCACTCGACAAGCGTGGAGCAAATATTCAAAGCCAACAATTCACGGAGCCCCGGGTGGCGACTGGATTCATGTTGAGATCTCGCCGGCTATGGCAGACAATCCAGCCCTTGTAAAACAAGCCTTTCAGAGAGTGTTCGGCGAAATCCCCCAATAACGGATACCGATCGCCTATGGTCGAAGTACCGACGATAGGAGTGAAATTATGACCGAACCAAAAGTCTTTATCTACGAGGTAGGTCGGTGCAACCTTGAAAACGGACAAGAAATCCTTGTCCAGATATTCAGACACGAAGACACACACAAAATCATCCGCGCCCAAATCGCCTTCCGAACCTTGGCTGGCGACAGTTGGGGCGTGCCAACAGAATTGAGCTTTCAACAATGAACGAAAAAACGATCAAAATCTTTGCTTGGGTAACTTTCGGACTTGCCGCCTTTGTGCTTCTCTGGGACGCTTCTAAGCCGCCTCAAGGCATGTCTAAGGTCAGTGCCTCAACCTCATATCAGACGATCCCATTGACGCCTTTGCCGAGCGTAGTAACGCCCCCTGTCACTACTCTCCCAGTCACGACATGCGCGCAAGCTCTTGATCTTGCCTTCAAGGTTGGTTGGTCTGCTGATGAATCTCCAACCCTTTCTCGAGTGCTCTACCGCGAGTCACTTTGCACCGAAGACGCCTACAACCGATACGACACGAACGGCGGCTCATACGGTCTCATGCAGATCAACGGATTCTGGTGCACCCCTTCGGCATACTGGCCTCAAGGTTGGCTACAAGCGAAAGGGATCCTGTCAGTGTGCGACGAATTGTTTGATCCGAAGATAAACCTCATCGCAGGTCTTGCGATATGGCATAATTCATCTTGGACACCTTGGAACCTTCCACAGTGACCGAACAGCAATATCCCGAAACAGGCATCACAGAGGAGACCCGACAGATGTATCCCGAAACTTACAGCGACAAATACAACAAAGTCTTCAAGCAATTCATAGACGACATTGTGCGACCTAATCATGTACCTGCACCAAAACATTCGCACGACATTCTTCTTGATGAGTTAGCGATCATGTACGAAGCAAGCATGGAAGCAGGCGGAGAGCAGGCGCGCTTCAATGCGTCAGTAATTCGAGCCGCGATCAACTGCATCTTGACATGCACAAAATAACTTGCAAGAAGTGTGGACTAGAAATGCACGGCACACCACACGCCACCAACCCAACCAAGATCCTCTGGTCACATCCCGAACTCAAAGCATGCAAGAAAGTGAAGCCAATCAAATGAACGACCTACAACTCTTCGCACCTTCACGCGGACTCGGTGCATACCGAGAAGACATTGCCATTGATCGCAACACCGTCATCATCTCACCCAGCGCAAAACCCACCTC